AATATGTGAATAAAAACGCTGATTTTCTACGTGATTCTCAAATTATTAACGCAAATAAATATGATAATGGATTTGTAAGCTGTGGCGTTCTTGGACTTAAAAACAGAGTGAAGAATAGATATTATGATGCTGTCGATAAGACGTATCATGCGATGAAAGACGGATTAATTAGGGATACTACAGATAAATGGTATGCAATGATTTTAGAGGAATTAACTCTTTATTTTGTTTTAAGTAATAATAGATATAAAACTTATAACATATTATCACCTGAACTGATAAAAGAAATTGGTACGCAATATGTTGGAGATTTGAGTAAATACACTCATATGTGGTTTAGTAGCAAATTTGAGGAAAGGAATGTTGAACTAATAAAACGTAAAATAAGAATAGAATTTCCATACTATCGTTCACTAATTGACAAATATGATATGGAAATGGTTAATAATTAATTAGAATGGTAACGGGTAGTACAAGTAATAGTAGGTTAAAAGAATTGAAAAAGTATGCTGTTGGTGTGCCGTTTTCCCAGCAATATGTGGGTAATGGTTCATTAATAGTTGATGGTGTGGCTTATAGTGACCCAGATACTGTTTCTGGTAAAAGCGTGGTCTACTACATTAGTGCTATTAGATATTTTGACGTTCTTACTGGCGCAAGTAGTGGTACAACATATAGCTTTACGCCACAAGGTATAGACAATCCATTAAATTTCATTAATACTTACATGTATCAAGACCCTAAAAAAGAAAATATCATCAGCAACCCAAAAATTATTGATGATGTATTTATAGTAAGACAAGAATTATCGGCATTTGATAGAAATTATAAATTGGAATACATTAAAAACCTGAACGAATTATTGACATATGCAGGAGGTAATTACTTTAATATAATAAACAACTCATAAGATGGCAATAGGAACATATGGAATAACAAGACCCTCAGATGTCGGTATCAATGATATTGACATGTTTTATAACTACACACCCAACAGAAATACAAATGATAATACTATTTATGCTCTGGATGCTGGGGAATTATTATCATATACACAATTACCAGTGAATGACCCCAATAATATTATTGGAAATGAGAATCTTTTAGAGGGATTATATGATTTAAGATTACCTGCCTCAACTTTTAATCAATTAGGTATATATACGATTTATATCAGACCCAAAACCACCACAAATGTTATTGTTGATTGTAGTGTGTTATCTGCACTACCAACAGTTAAGGGTATTGTACTTGACATGGTTACAATTCCAGAAGCACTTCAGGCAAATAATGCAATGCAGGGGTACAGAATTGAATATATTAATGCTGATGGCACTAAGCTAAGAAATACAGTAAGATACGTTGTTACTTCAAATCGTGTATCTGTTACAACCGAAAACATTGGAGATACTTCACAAAAAGCACAACGATATCGTTTTGACGATTCAGGTAGCTTGATGTTTTTACAAGTAACTCCAAGTAGTTCATCAGATGTGAAGCCAAATGCACTTCCATTTATTGGAAACATCGGACAAACCATCTTGATATCCAACACATATTTTTCACCGATAGTAATTGAGGTTGATTTGGTTGAAAATACCATTGATACGCTTTCCGATATCGTTGCTGGTGAGCAGGTTAAAGACGTACAGAATGGAATTCTGACATATTATGATAAGGATAGGGTAATTACAAAACAATTTAATTTATTTGAAATAAAAGATGACGTAACAGACGTACCATTGTATGAGGTCAAAGAAGAGAGAACTAACATTGATGACACACAAGATTTCAATAGTGTGGTTGACCAAGTACAGTAAAATTTGTTACTGAAGCTCAAACATTAAAAAATCCCGATGTAATTTATTGGGATTTTTCTTTTTATCGTATTTATAGTAAATGTAAAACCTGTGGCAAAAGTAAAAGTCATCAATAACAGTCTTGACCAGAATCTAAATGGAAGTTATTTCAACAATACGGCATCCGAAACAATCTTTTCGTTCGGTAAGTTTAGTGTTACATCAAATTTTGATAGTAGGAAATATATTGACTACACAAACACACTAAGTTCTTTTGTTCGTACAGTTACGTTAGAAACAATGGGTGTCTCTGATGTTCACTCAGAAATACTTAATTTTTATTCAAAAAACGCTGTTCTGAATCTTGATAAATCAGACATTAATACTTTTGTTAGATTTGGTTCTGCTTACGAATTTCTGAGAATCAGTGTTGAGAAGATTATAAATAAATATCCTGCAAGTCTCTATATTAGCTCACAGGTATCAAGAAATAATAATGTCACGTATGTTGATTACGTGTATGACGAAATTGCTGATATTTCAACATTTAAAATTCCAATAAACGCAATCATCAACACATTTGAGTTGGTGTATAATTATGGAAATCTAACCTATAGCGGTAATTCAAATCTAAGTGATGATGGACAACTCAGGAATTTGAACCTATCGTATCTTGATTATATCATCTGGTCACCACAAGCACCAGATAAGAATAATTGCGTTGTTCTTGGATATACGGGAAACACTACTGGACGTAAATATTTAACACTTAAAGTACAAGGCGACCCATTTTCATTCATTCCTTCTGGAAATACTTCAGCACCAGTTAACTTCCACATAAAGCCAAACAATTTTATTTTTGAAGGGTTTAGGTCGCTGCTGGATAACTATGAAAAGTACATGGTTTCTGAAAGAACCACTGGTGGTACAAGTGGTTTTAAGTTCACGCTCAAAGACCCTACCCTACTTGATAATGGCACAATTACATATTCAGATACTACGTTATTATGGACAACAAGTGATAGATACAATATCGACATAAACACACCAAGCTATCAGAAATTTTTTGAAATATTATTGACCATTGGTGCAAAATACGATACAATTAAAACTGATTTGATTGCGAGATTCCTAACACCTGCTTCATTAAAGCAATATGACCTCACCGAAGCAGGTAAAATGACAAAGCTATTAAAGATTTATGGTGCAGAATTCGACCAGTTAAGAGAATTTATTGATTCGTTGGTTAATATTAATAAAGTCACATACAATAAAGTAAATAATATACCTGACCAGTTAATTATGAACATGTCAAGAACATTTGGTTGGGATTATTTTTCATTAGTAAATGAAACCGAATTGGTTGATAGCTTCTTAACGATTGATGATAGCGAAAGAAATCTTAATTCCGATTTACTTCCAGCAGAAATTGATGTTGAACTCTGGAGAAGAATATTAATGAATACAAGTTATTTCTGGAAATCAAAAGGAACTCGTGAAGCAATAAAATCAATGTTCTTATTAATTGGTATCCCAGAACCATTTATCAATATTACTGAATACGTATATACTGTTGAAGGTAAAATAAATCCAAATACCGTACCACTTACAATAGATGATTTCCCTTCATATTCATTACCATATGATACCGATGGATACCCTATCGCTCCACTGGAAACCAATGACTTTTACTTCCAGCTTTCAGGGAACACCGATAGTGGTCAGGCGTATCTTGATGTGTTTAGGATGGTAGGATTTAACCTACAGCAAACACCTGACAATAAAAAATCGTGGATTCAAACTGGTGCAACAACGAGAATTGATGACACCACACCACAATATTATCAGGAAGATAGTAGGTTGGTTATCAATACAAAAGAAGTTGATGTAGCACTTGATACTGCACGTGGTATTGAATATGATGTATATGACTATATTAAAAACCAAGACTTTGTTGCGAACTCAAGTGGATATACATTACCATATTCATATGTTAACATATCTGTTGGGTTAACTGGTGCAACACAAACCAAATTTAAACTTCCTGCAGCATATGATAAAGCACAGGGTGATTTAGAAGTTCGTTACAATGGCATTCTCCTAAATGCACCAAAAGAATTTAGTGGTGGTACTGGTGGAACATATGCTGAGTTAATAGAAGCTGATTATAGTATTGATTTGAACGATAATACGTTTACCTTACTCACAGGAACAGCATATACAAATGGTTCTCGTAGGGATGTTGTACAGGCAACATATATTTATAGTGGTACAAGTCAAATGCCTTCAGGTCTGACGATTAGTGTTGACTACATCGTGACACGAGTAAAACCCAATGCAATTAGTACTGTAATCCCATTGCCAAGTTATCCACGTGGTGATGTTCAGGTTACTATTAATGGTATTGCCTTGACTAAAGGTACTCCGCAATTCGCTGCAGACTATATTCTTGACCCAGCTAATTCAACAGGTGGAACAAATCAAATAATTATTTCGAACCCAGAAGTGGTTGCGTATCTAACAGCATTGAATACCATGAGCAGAACCGAAGCCTATGTACAAGTAGCTTATGTACAGGTTACGGGAAGCAATGATATCAATGCAAGAAGTGAAGTGGTTAGAATCGATAGTTTTAACAGCAGTAAAATATATTTTAACAGTGGTGCTAATAAGTATGTGTATAAACTCAATTATAAAGTAACTGATGCCAAAAACGTGAAATTCTTAATTGATGGTATTGCATTAGAACCATATACTGACTACAACATTAACATACAGAATCCATATGAGATATTCTTACCAAAAGGTTTGAGATACGGTAGTGTCATTAGTGCATATTATCTGGTCGCCAATAGTCAGGCTTTTGCCCCTGTAGTTGCCGATAGTTTTGGTATTGGTGATATCAGTCAGCTATCGTTCTTGGAATTCATTGAATTGATTCGAAGAAAAATGATAAATGCCAGAAACCGACAAACAATCTCTGATTTCAAGGGTGGTTGGTATCCAGCATTACTTAGAATTTATGAAATGTATTTGGAGAGAAGCACATTACCTGCTGTCAATCCATTGCAATCAAATGGTTATACATTCCAGAATCTCTATCCGTTCTTGAGCAAATACAACACATTCTTTCAGAGATTCGTTGACCAATTATTATCAACTACAATTATTCTGAAAAGAGGTGGGTTATTGATTCGCAATAGCGTGTTTACACAGCAAAAACACTGGTACAAAAGAGGTGTTAATGTTGCTAATGTCACAAATATCGCCCCACCCCCACCACCAGCACCATATTATTATGGTTATAACTATACACCACCAGTTGGTTTGGGTAATTTAACTGGTAGAGCAGCACTTCAATATTTAGGTGATGATGGTAGTTTATTTATAATTTCGCAGGAAAACGAACCAGACCCATTCGAATTATATGTTGAAACAAAAGCAGGTACTGCTGCCATTGGTGCGTTGAACAACATAGGTGGAAAGAATATTGTGGGTTACGAAGCACTGACATCATACGGTATTCAATATAAAAAATCAATAGTGAGTACTTGGACTCAGCACCCATTAATACTTGGTTCACTTCCAAGCAATACTTTCTCACTTAGTATCAGTGGTTTACTGGAAGACACGACATATAACTACAGAGCAATTGTAAAGTCAAATACGATAGCTTATACTGGTAATACATTAAGTCTGAAGACTTTGAAAACTATTGTTGTTCCAGTAACACCATCTGGAAAAACAAAACAAAATACTTCAAGCACCACAACAACACTTGTTGGTACTGGTGGATATGATATTCAAAGATATGGTGATATCAGTTGGTATGGTATGCAATATAGTGCAACAACAAGTGCAGCAATATTTAATGTCACACCAAACCTATTCACTACAAGCAATACAAGCAAAACA